ACGAGGATGCCATAAAAGAGCGATACGGCGATCTTCTGGACATCCGGGAGCTCGTCGGCATAACGGCAGGAAAGGCTACAAAATTTGTAGGTTACGGGGTGAGGGTGTGAGCAATAAAACAGGGGGCAAAACAAAATTATTTAACGGGCATTATCATGTTTTTATGAACAATGTCTCCGTCAGCCAGACGACATCTACTGAAATAAGAGAGCTTGGTCACGACATTGGGCCAGCGGGCCAGCGGTCGCATTGTCATGCAATGCTGGATGGACGGATACTTGACACGGATGGGCACGGTCATGAAATTGATAATAGCCATCAGGTGACCATAGAAGCCCTCAAATTAATATCGCAAGGAAAGAAAATGTTGGAGGCACTGCTAAGAGAATGAAATCAATAACGGGAGGACCGGACTATGGCGAAAAAAAGAATCATCCTGCCACAGAAAACATTGAACCCTATCGGTATGTTAGGTTGATGGATTTTATTGCAGAGCAGAAGGAAGTGCTTAATTTGAAAATATGAGGAGTACCAAACATATAGCTTAATTCTCAATCAACACACGAGAGCAAAGGCGATTTTCCAGAAATGGAGGTCGCCTTTTTTTATTGTCCACGCGGTTCAATCATAGCCGACCGGTTCACGCACAGCAGCCGGGCACAGGGACGAGAGAAGAGTAGTAAAAACACAAATATTCCAAGGAGGAAGGGAACCATGGGTCAGACAATCATAGGTGTCGGCGATGACAAGGCGGTCAAGAAGTATTCTGCCTTCTTGGCTGTTGATACGCCGCGTAAGAGTTACTGGAGCAGGAAGTTCATGGGTGATGGTGAAAACGCCTCCATGCCCCTGCAAAGATTAACCGATCTGGAAAGCGACGCAGGTGATTTGATCACCTTCGATCTCTCCATGCAGCTCAGTATGCAGCTGGTTGTCGCTAGCAGCCGCCTTGCCGCGTAAGCGGGATTGGATAACGACGTGAACTGTCTGGGACGCCCTAAAGATATGATCGCTACAACGCAGCCGGAAACGGCAGACGTGAATGCTATAAAAAGATCATATATTCGCTTGCAACTATTCATCATTCAGTATATGGTGATAGTAAGTTACGCCAAAATGAAGATGATGGAGGAGACAAGCAAATGGGTAATCAGCAACCAAGCCTGTTCGAGGGTGAGAAGTCGTGTAGGGTATGTGGAGTTTCCAAGGATATTAAAGAATTCCGACTTACCAATAATCGGGGAAAGATGTATCGCATCAATATTTGCCTTGTATGTGAATCTGAATGGCACAAAAAAAATCGAGCTGATAATCTCGACGCTATCCGGACTAAATCACGAGAAAAAGCAAGGGTCTATCGAAGGGAACATCATGAAGAATACAATGCAAAAAACAGACGATTCAAGATGTTGCATCGCGAACGAGATAGAAACATTATCTACGAAGCGTATGGAAACAAATGCGCCTGTTGCGGAGAAACCGAAAAGGGATTCTTTACCGTCGATCATGTCAACAACGACGGTCATACGGAACGAAAGAACGGACGCTACACGAGTGGATCACAATTTTACCGCCAAATTATTCAACAAAACTTTCCGCCTAATTACCAGATCCTTTGTTACAACTGTAATATGGGACGTGCGCGGAATGGTGGTATTTGCCCTCATCAGGAAGGCTCAACGACTATCTCTTAGGAGAGTACGCCCAAGCGGGCGGAAGTGCGTCGGACCCTTAACTATAGGGTCATGATATAGTCTGATCCTTGGCGAAAGCCAAGGCAGTCCGAAAGGACGGGCAAGTAGTAGCGAACCTTGTCGAACAAAAAAAGTGAAGGCGATGCAGTGCTGGAGAACAAGGAAGAAGCACTCCAGTTCTATACCGATTCCATCTACATCGATCAGATGAGGGGTGGAGTCAATTCCGGTGGTCGGATGACCAGGAAGAGGACCATCCACAAGCTCAGAAAAGTTGCTCGTAAACGGCAGTCCGAGTGGTGGGCCAGGATCTTCGATGAACTGTGTTTCATGTATGCCTCGGGAGCACGCGGGACAAACACGGAGTATGTCTATCCGACGACATATACGGGATTTGCGAATAACTCGCTTACTTCGCCCGATTCAAACCATATCATCTATGCAGGTGGTACGGCCAAAGCGACGCTGGCATCCACCAACAAAATGGCCGTCAGCGAGATCGACAAGGCCGTCTCTTATGCCATGATGATGGGTGGCGGGACGCAGGGTGTGCCGCAGATCCTCCCCATCAAGATAAACGGGGAAGAGCATTACGTGTGGGTCGGAGACGGGTATCAGGTCTACGACATGAGAACCGCATCGGGTGCCACTCACTGGCTGGAAATTCAGAAGGCCGCCGCAGGCGCGGAAGGCCGGAAGAGCCTCATCTTCACGGGTGGTCTTGGCATGTATAACAATGTTGTCCTTCAGCAGCACAAGGCCTGTATTCGGTTTACCGATTACGGGTCGGGTAGCAATGTCGAAGCTACGCGCAGTCTGTTCCTCGGTGAGCAGGCGATGGTGGTTGCCTTCGGATCACCGGGGACGGGTTTACGGTTCCAGTGGCACGAAGAGACCAGGGACAACGGGAACCAGTTGATCATCACCACGGCCAGCATTTTGGGCGTGAAGAAGGTCACCTTCAATGGACTCGATTACGGGATTATGGCAATCGATACGGCTGCCACAAAACCGTAATACTATAAACGGAAAAGGAGGAGTAGGACATGAGTTATTTAGAAAGTGATGCTGTAAAAGGTTCTAGGCCGCCCGCAACTCCCCATTCTGCGGGTGAGGTCTATGTATCTTCGGGCCAATACGGGGCATTGACAACGTTGGTTGCCGATGACCTGGTGGGTATCGCAATTCTGCCCGCGATGTGTATGCCCGTGGATTTTCTCTTCGGGTGCGATGATCTGGAATCGTCAGGGACGCCGACCATAACACTGACGGCGGGTATTCTCAACGATGATGAGGATGATCTGGTCGCCAGTTCGGAGTTTTTCACTGCCAGCACGGTTGCGCAGGCGGGAGGAATTGCGAGGGCGAATCTCAAGAGCTTCCTGGATTCTATCGCCGTCGATGAAGACGACGACAGGATTATCGCAATAAAGGTCGTTGCAGGTGCAACAACTCCAAAGGCAGGTGATATGTACGGCAATCTGCTGTACAGAGCGGCGGAGTATGGTGAATAAGGATATGCTCGCGTAATTACCGGGCGGCAGGGTGGGGTACTGCCTCGCTCCGCCCTGCCATTTTTTAAAACGGAAAGGAGATGACATGCTGCTTGAATGTTTGATTAAGCGGGAGGGGCCGACTGAGGTTAATTATTTCGGCTTCAAGTATTTGTTTGACGATGATGGCACGGGGGCCAAGGTGTGTGATGTGAATTCGGAAGAGCACCGGAAGCAACTGATCAGTACGGGATATTACCGGATTTATGATCCCACGGTACGAAAGCAGGTGGAAAAGGACGAAAAGAAGGCTAACGACAAGCAAAAGGAATCAAAACCCGATGAAGTTACTCCTGAAGTGGCTGTGGGTATGTGGACACGCAAGTTCATGCCATGCGGCAAGGATGTATTCAAGAAGTGGGTGAAAAATCATGCACAAGAGGTAAAGGACGCGGCACCGGCACGGGTTGTCGAATTGATAAGAGATAAGTGGCGCAGACTGTTCAATGAGGAATGCCCGCACTTACAGTAGTGAGGTGATCCAATGACCGTTACGGAAATGTACGAAAAGGTGAATTTCAACATCAGGGCGATATACTCGGACCAGATCTTTCTCGATACTGTGATACTTGCAGAGTTGAATACGGAACTGGCGGAAGTGGCGGGAGATTACTGCATCCCTAAATGCAAAAAGACGAAGACCGTCACCTTCGAGGCCGATGAGGACAGCATAACCGGTTACGAGGCAAAGGTGCGCGTACCAACAAACTTCGATCACGATCTCTTTGATGTATGGAACGAGACACAGGATTCTCGCGTAACAATCTATCCGAATGTGGCGGCGCTCTACAAGGAATATGACGGATGCACCCTGTCCGGCTCGGTGGCGGGTATCGCGCATGATGATGATTACCTGTGGGCCTTGCTCTGTCCCGAGACGGAAGAGGATGTGACTATTCAATACTACGGGACACCGGATACCCTGTCAGAAGATGAAGATGAGCCTGATTGCCTGCCCACTCGCCTCCACGAGGGCATACTGGTCAACGGGGCCACGGCACGACTCCTGGGGAAGATAAAGGCGGAGATCGATGCGGGTAACAAAAACGTGAACAAGTACCTGGCAGACCGGCTGGTAGCGGTGGCACGGCTGGCGGAGCACTGCAAACAGTCACCACGGAGCAAACCCTACCGTAACAGACGGATACAATACTTTTAGGGGGTTATGATGCCGACGATTACAGCACAGAAAACCATCGACAAGGCTGAGATCATCTTGCAGGACGAGACGAATGGGCGGTTTGAAGAAACCGAACTGCTCGGCTGGTTTAATGACGGAGAGCGGGCCATTGTTGCCCTGAAACCCGATGCCTATATCGTTGAGGCTGCGGTAAAACTGGTTGCCGGTATCGTTCAGTCCATACCATCGACAGGGATATCTCTTATCGGAGTGTCCCGCAATATGGGTATTGTGGACGGCACAACACCGGGGAACATCATCAGACTGATTGACAGGCGGATCCTCGACGCACAGAGGCCGTCATGGCCGACCGATACGGCGGCAGCCACGGTGAAATTTTATATGTTCGATGACCGGAAACCGCGTAAATTCGAGGTCTATCCCCCACAACCGTCTTCAGGTATGGGTTATGTCATGGAGGCCTATGTCGATACGCCGGCAGATATCGCCATAGGCGCCACGATGCTCCTCGATGATATCTATGCCATTCCTCTTCAGCATTACATTGTTGCCACAGCACTATCGAAGGACCCGAGATACGCGGCTGTTTCTGAAAAGCACATGAACCTGTTTCTGGCTGGCCTGGGCGCGAAGGAAGATGCCGAGAATGTAAACGATCCGAATCTGAGGGCGAAGGAGTAGGTCATGGCACGAGATACCTATATATGGGGAGCGATAAGACTATTAGGCGGCGCGGAAGGTGATCTTGACAAACATGCCTATGCTGATTTGCAGGATAAGGATCTCTGCATTACGGCTGTCCAGGGCGACAAGATATACCATCATATATTTGATGCATCGTCGTCTGCTGCTGAAAGTTCACCTGACGTGATAGCTCCTGATGACGTGGGGGCGAATAATGGCCGGTGGTTGCTGGTTGCAATGTATGGTGCAGCGGCTTCAGGTGCCAATACCGATATAACTTCTCTTGGTGCCCATAGTCTTACTGGCACACTATCTCTTAATGAGAAAACTATTCTTATTGATACTATCCTTGCCAGTGATGGCACATGGACTGGGCCAACTGAAACCATAACTGCCGGTGAAGAACTAACCATAGGTGAGGTTGCATATCTTAAATCTGACGGTAAATATTGGCATACCGATGCTGATGCTGAGGCAACGTCGAAAGGCAAATTGATAATGGCTACAGCTACTATTAGCGCAGATGGCACTGGTGTAGGATTACTACCAAGTGATATTAGCTTCCTTCGGAACGATGCAACAACTGCATGGACTGTAACCACGTTAGGTGAAACGCAATATTTGTCAACAACAGCAGGAGCATTGACAAATGATGTATCAGGGTACACAACTGGTGATTGCGTGAGAATAGCAGGATACATGAAAACTACTACGATAATTAATTTCAATGTAGGTAAAGACTGGCTGGAGCTTGTATAATGGGTACGATCGCTAAAATAGATGGAATAGCGATAGGAGATATTTCTAAGATTTGTGGTATTGCTAAATCAAATTTTACCAAGATGAACGGTATGGAATTACCCTCTGGTGGTTGGGTGGGTTGGGATGAAACGACAGAGGCCGGTCTAGCAAGCATCGACATCTTTGTTTGTATGATGAAAAACACCAGTGCTGGTGGCGATGAAACAGGTCAAGGTGGCGGTCTTACTGGTGCTAATCTTGTCTTAACCGAATCTGGAACACTCGCAGGCGCAACCGGAACTCCACCATCAAGAGTATTTGACGGAACAGATGATTGCTTACGTGTTACAACTACATTCCTTGATACATTATTAGCCAACGCTAATAAGACGTGGACAATTATAATGAAGGTATCTGCCTTAACTCTTGCCGGAGACCGATTCTGGTACTTTCAAGATAATGGCAGTACGGAAATATGTTCGGGATATATAAACACAACTACGTTTGAGATGGCAGGTAACATT